GTCCTTGGTTAATGGGGCGGTAGGTTTGACTATTTTGTAAAAATGAACATAAACTGCATTGAGGTCAGAAAATGTGAATGGACTCGGCACTGGCGGTTCTACCAACCGTCCAGTGGGGTCCCTCACAAAAAGCATGCGTTCAACAACCGATTTAACAGCGTTGCTAGTATTTACATTGAACACTCCATAAACTAATCTAGGTGAGAGGCCTATTAGTGACGATACTGTTCTATGCTTTGTGGGCCCTAGGTTCTTTAAAACCTTCAGATTTGCAGTCATTGGGATAGCGGGTTCCACTTTCACATCCCGACCGCGTTCCGACCTAAGGCCCCATCAACCCTGCCGAACCAAAGGTTCGGTCACGGTTGCACCCCACCAATGTCGCCACGTCGCTCTCGCGCGTGTCCACATTGGTGTGGTGCGGGACCTTAGTCGCGCTTGGACCTCTGGATGCAAGGTCATCTCCCTTGCAGCCAACTCATATCTGTCCGGTACGAAAGATAGTTGAACGGCAAAACTAATGGTTTTGGCCTGATCAACTTTTCGCATATGTCGCTCCGTCATCAAACGAACGATATACTCCCGTACCATCAAGTAGTTAGCTTTTGAACTCTCCATTGGCCCAAACTGCAATCTGGCTAGCTGTGCGTATTGTCCCGCAACCCTTGGTATGGATTGCGGCGTGAGTGGCACAGCTGTTCTGCCGATAAGAATTTTCTTCCCTTTCTCATCAACCTCGTGCTCCTCCACTATGTGGGGAGCTATCTCCTCTTCTACATCGATTATATCCAATACATTGTCCCCTGTTGGCGCACGCTCAACATAATTGGGGTCTTCTCTCCACCAATCCACTATAATCTTAAATGGGTTGGAGATTTTGACAACTGCCTTTAAAACGCTCGGCAAGATAATTGTTTCCTGTACATTGTGGAAACGGTAGACTGATCGCTGTTCGTCTATCCTCTCGCTTAATCTCAAAAAAGGCTCTCGTGCTGTATACATTGTACTTATAATCATGAGATGAACCATCAATTCACCACTAAGCAGGTGTCGCTAACGTGCCGTCACCCGACCATTGTCGCAGGTCACGCGGGGCGGTCTAAAGCTTAAATCAAAGTCTCCCCCTTCCTAGCGTTTACACG